CGTCTCCGTCCAACACGGGTAGACCTGATTGCACAGCGAGTAGCATTGGGTCGGCCCGCAGAACGGATTTGGTGGGGTGACACCGACATACTCCTCGTAGTTCGGAGCGCCTTGCCCAAGGTGCGAGACGAGCGTGTGCGAGACGGTGCCGACTCCCGCCTCCAGTTCCATGACGCAGCCAAGCAGGTCGTTGCGAAGGAGCCGAACGCCCGTCCACCGGAGCGACTGCGACTCCCGCAGCAGCACCTTCGACGCGGAGCCTTGCAGCCTCATTTCCCGCACGAAGTCGATGGACACGCTCAGGTTGATCGCTTGCGGGAGGCACGCGCACAGGTCTTCGCAGAGGAAGTCCTGCGTGTTGCAGCAGCACGCGGCAGCGACCTCACTTCCCATCCGGCTCCTCCTCGACCCATCGCGGCGACACGAGGTACATGCCCTCCGGGATGGCGACCGTGTTCCCGCTCAATCGCCACTCGCCGCCTTCAAGAGTCCACACGCGGCCCTTGGTCCCCGGCCCCGTCCGAACCGGGCTTTGGTCCGGCACGAACACCACTCTGTTCCCGCCGCAGCCAAGCGCGAATGCGAGCAGCAGCGCGGCGAATGCGAGCAGGGTCAGGATCGCCGTCCGTGGCGACCTGACCCCGTTCCATGCGGCGCTCAAGCCACGCGAAAAGCGCGAGCGCCACTTGTCCGATGATGCGCTCAAGCATTGATCCATCCAATCGTCGTACCCGTCGTTCACGGGTTCGTCGCCCCGGCCTGTTCGCTCGTCACGCCGTTGTCGCGTGCAGCTACGAGGCCCACGCCCGCGAGGACGGCGGCGACCACCGCGCCCCAATCCGCGACCGTCGCCGGGTCGCTGTCAAGCGTGGCGATGAGCGCGGAGCCGATTGCGACCACGATGGCCGCGATACCCGTGACGGTCGTCTTCCAACTCTTCATTTCAGCCTCCGAATCTCGTCCAGTTCCTGTTCGATGCGGCGAATACGCTCGCCGTAGTCATCCAGTTTAGTTGAAAGCACCTCGACCTTGGTGGCAATCCTGTTGAGGGAGGCGTGCAGCCACGCGCTCGCCACGAGGATGGAGGCGATTGGCCCGAGCATAGTACCGAACTCCGCGAAGGTCACAACGCCCCCTTGATTCGCTCAATGAGCATACGAGTGGCGCGTGTTGGAGACACGGGCAGACCGGGGAATGGAAGGCTGTCCGCGGGCTGCGTCTTCATCAGAACGCCCGCCACATTGGAGATGGCGGCAACGCGAATGCTTTGCGTTTCCGATGTAATAGATACTTCCCCGGCTAGAGCAAACGGGTGCCAACCTCCCTGTTGACTCTCCACCGTCGTGGCATTGAGGAAATAGTTGTCCTGCGCCGTGTTCCAAAAGCGAAGCCCGACTGTCGTGCGAAACTGATTCGCGTGATACAGAAGTCCGACAACGGTAACGCGATATGTTCCGGTGATCGTAGGCGTGAGTTGCAGTTCCGAGATATTCGTAAGGGATGTCCCGATTGAAGCATCGGCTGACACGCTCGACTGCATTGGATTGGCCGTCTCCAAACGGCCATTCGGAAGCGTGATGAGCGGGCCATCGTTTGCTTGTACACCTGTGAACGCAGGAAGGATAATCTGCGTTCCGTCGAACTGCGCTTGCCCAAGGATATCCACCGTGCCACTCGACGCGCCTGACGGCTGCGAGAAAACCATGTTCCCGCTGCTGTTCGTGACCTGCACGCCCGTCGTGCCGGAATCGTTGCGCGTGTACGGCAGGACGGGATTCCACACGAAGTTGCCCTGCGCGTTGCGCCCGCCCATCCACATGCGGCCCGTCTTGCTGCATGTGATGATGGAGCCGTAGTTCGCCATCTCAGCCGGACCCGTCGCTGCAATCGTGGGATTCGGAGAGGCGGCATTAGGGTTCTGATACTGCGTCGGGATGATCGGCCCGGTAATCATAGAAGGGACTCCACGGTCGTTTTCTGCTGTAGTTGCTTCGTCTCCGTCGCGGCATCGTCATCGCGCCAAGCGTTCTGCATCGCGGGCATCGCGTATCCGCGGGAGGCGAAGTACGAACGCACATTGTTGCGCACGAACTGCGGTTGAAGAGAGAAGTCGTGCGTGGCGAGGAATCCGCTCGCGGTCAGGTCGCCGTATCCGGGTCTTGTCGCGGACAGCGGCTGCGACAGCGTGTAGACGAAGTCGTTGCTGAACTGCAAATGTGAGGGCAGTAGGCCAAGCACCCCGTCTCCCGCCGCTGCGCTCGTCGGCGGCTTGATCTCGCACACGATTGATGTGCCGCTGTCGAACTCGTAGAACTGCACGGGGTACGGAAGCGGGTCGCCGTTCGGCATGACCGGATGCATTCCGTATCGGTCAACGCCTCCGACCACGCAGGTAAGGACGAACTCCTGCCGGATGATGCGATGGTTGGATTCAAGCATCCACATCTTTTGACCGACAGACATGGTTTGCGTATCGACTACGCTGATCGGCTCGACATTGATGTTCCTCGTCGCCTCCCAGATCCCAAGATCCTCGTTCGCGGAGAGGTTGCTCGGAGGATCGGCGCTGTATGGGAGCAGGATCTCCTCGCCCGAAATCTCGTCCAGTACCTCGTTGTCCGGTCCAAGCCACCGGAGGCATTGCGCGTTGGCGAGGAATGAATCGACCGGGTAGCCGCCGTTCCCTACAAGACGCAGGGCGGGATTGCGGTTGATGCTCGTCCCGTAGCAATGCTTGCATCCGAACATGAACCGCGGCGAGACGAGCCATTGGTGCATCGGATACGAGTTGGTGAACACCGGATCGTTTGCCGGATCGTTCGGATCGTTCCATTGCGAATATATGGAGATGTACTGCGCGTCCGCACGCCTCTGCATGATTCGCAGCCGCGTGGTCAGCGCCTGTAGCGACTTCCGGTACCCGTACAGGGGACTCCCGGGATTCCATGCGACGGGCCGCTTGACCACGGCCTTCCCCGACTCGGGGACGCTCCAAGTGATCGCGTAGTCCTCGTAGAGCCAGAGGTCATCGCGGCTCGGGTTGTACGAGTATGGGGTCAGCATCAGGGCTGCGTCCAAACCTGCCCGCTGAATACAGGCGGGAACTCTATCGTCTCAATCACGAGTTTCACGGTGCCAAGCAACTGCTGCTGCACTTTCTGCGATGCGATGTCCTGCGCCTCGGAGGATGCCGTCACGAGGCCGTCCGTGTTGACGGTGATGTTCGGGAGTTCGACGGGCATCAGGGTTGCGTCCAAGTGCCGGACGAGATGCCGCCGGAAAGCAGCGACACGAGCGAGTCGATGCTCGTCTCAAGCGCATCCTGCGTCGATGCGGTCGCAATGTCGTTCGTCTGGCTCGCCGCCGTCACGCGCCCGTACTCGTCAATCGTGAGCGCGGGCATGTTGAAGGTGCCGACAGGCGGGTTCGTGAGCGGGGCCGGAACCTCCGACAGAACCACGCGGACGGCTGTGGACGAGACTGTGATGTTCGGATTCGGCATCAGATATCTCCGACCTTCGGAACCACCTCGCACGCTCCGTTGCCGACAAGACGATCCACGACGCTGTTGGGGAACGCAAGTTCAAAATCGAACCTTCCGTTGCCAAGCGGCATCGTCGCCGTAGTCGCCGCCGGAATGCGCATGATCTTCTGATTCGCGCCCGTCCCGGCGACAAGCAGCCCGTTGCCCGTCGTAGCCGTGAGGAAAGGCGCTTCGTTCGGCATCGAACACCGGATCGTCCACCCGGTCGCGTTCGCGATGTTGGGGTAGGCGTTCACGGTGATGACCTGCTCGTACTGAGCGCCACGCTCAAAGATGATGTTCCACTTGTCGGCCATGTTTGTCACCCGAAGCACATCGTGCGAACTCGCACGAAGCCCGCGCCACCCGCGCCACCCGCACCGCCCGCCGTCGTGCCTTGACCGCCGCCGCCGCCGCCGCCGCCGCGCACGGCTGCGCCTCCGGCTCCTCCGGCTCCTGCGGTCCCTTCACCGCCGCCGCCGCCGCCGTGGCCGAATCCCGTCACGGTGTCGTACCCTCCGGCGGTTCCCGCCGTACCCGTGCTGCCGCTCGCGCCACCCGCGCCACCGCCTCCGACTTCGGGGATGCCTCCGATTCGCGTCTTGCCGGATGCGGCTAATCCTCCGTCGCCTCCGTTGTCCTGCATCCATGCGGAGGAGCCACCGCAGCCGCCGCCGCCGGGGCCGAACGGCTCGCCGTGATTCCCATTCATAGAGCCGTTCGACTCCTCTCCTGCTCCGGTTCCAAACACCACAGAACCAGAGACTTGACCCCCGGTATTCCAATACGGCCCACTCGACGCGGTTCCACCGGATGCGGTGTAACTCGCTGATTCTCCACCCGCTCCGCTAGCGTAGAGGTAAGTCCCGAACTCGCTGCGGCTCGCAGTCGATGCTATCGCGGTCGAAGCCTGTCCTGCACCACAGGTCACGCTTACCGTGGATGGGAGCGCACTCGCGAGGAATGTCTTTTGCGCCGTCCGTCCTGCGCCTCCTCCATGTCCAAGGTACGAAATAGTCCCCGGTTGCCCTGCCGCGCCACCACCGCACATCGTCACCTCGACCCAGACCGCGTTCGCGGGCTTCGTCCATGTGCCGCTCGCGGTGAAGTCCTGCGTGTTGACTGTGAGCGTGCCGCCGCCGCCGGGGCCGACTTCGATGCCGCCCGCCGTCACACCGTCACCGATGTAGAACATCTTGGTGTCGGTCGTGTAGATCGGCTCTCCCTCCGCGGGGGTGATAAGGAGCCTGTCTGCGTTGGTGCCGCGTCGGAGTAGAAGTGCCATTCAGAAGGTTCCGAAGTCGATGTCAAGGAGCGGAGCGTCGATGGTGCCGAAATCATCGTTCAACGCGCTCGGGGAGTCAATCGTGCCGTAGTCGAAATCTCCCGTCAGGGGGGTGCAGATGATCTTGACCGCGTTCGGCATTGAGAACCAGTAGCGCCTCTTCCGGTCGTTCCTGCTGTTCTGTTCCGCGTTGGTCTGCGGAAACTGCTCCGTCATCATCACGACCACGCCAATGTCAATCGGCTTTGCTTGGATGGTCGCCATCGGGAAGTCCGACTGTAGGACACCCGGAGCGATGCGGATAGGACCGCCCGCTCCCGCGGTGGCATTGTTGTAGCCCTCGCAGAGATTGGTCGCGTACCACCCCGTTGATGTCGTGCTTCGCCCAAACAGGCCGCACGAAACGATGTTTGGTTGATCGTCCGACAGCGGCTCGACCTCCTCAAACTCGTACTTCCACCGCCATTGGCTCGGGACTTGGATGTACGACTTGATCCGCGCCGGGAATGTCCTGCACATCGGCGGGGCGCTGTCGATCTGCAACGCTCCGTTGTGGATGCGCCGTGCGTGGATCGTTCCCTGCCCGAACACCAGTTCCCGCGGATCGTCCGGCAGGAGTCCGTCCGGCCCCAAAATCCAATCGTCCTCGCGGGCCTCCGTGATCGTGACAGGGACATACTCGCCATCCACATGCGAAACGGTGTACCGCAGCATTGTGGCGCGATACGCGCCGGGAGGCACGGGTAGCCATCCCGCCCATGCGATGCGACCGAACTGCACCTCGCACCGTGCCGTCATTTTGTTCCGCGAGTAGATCGTGAGGTTTTCGACATTGCTCTGGGTTGGAGCGCCTTGGCGGTCGTTGGTGTTGGAAATCGTGTCGAGGAACGCGGCATTCGGCCATGCAACCAACGGGTTCGTCAGGCTTGAAGCGGCGGGGATCGTCAACGGCTCTTTGACTCGCAGCCGTACGCCGCCCCCGTATCGTTGCCGCGCCGTCAGGATCGACAGGTAGGGGCCGTATTCCTTGTGGAACATGAATGTCTGCTCCGCTGTGGGCAACGGGCCGACCTTCGTGATCAGTTCGTAATCGTTGTTGTAGTAGGTCTTGGCCTCAACCGTGTGCAGGGGGAACAGCACATCCATCTGCGACGGCGCTCGGTGAATCTGCCGCTCCGGGCTTCCACCGTCAGCCGCGAGGGTATTGCCGCCTTGCCACAACTGCACAAGTCCGTCTACGGCTCCGGGTGCGCCGCCGATAGACGCTCCGCTTGTCGTGGCGATGCCACCCGCGGCTGCGTTCTTGAAGTCCTGCATGAACGCATTCAGAGCGACCCAATCGTTCCCGATGGTCTTGTACATGTAGGTGCCGTATCCCATCCATTGGATGACGGCCCCGGCGAGGCTAGCGCGGAGGTCATACCACATCGCAGCGGAGCATTCCGGCGTGAGCGACAGATTCGCGAGCCGCTTGATGTATTCCAAGTTCACAAATGGATCGTCAAGCGGATCGGTCTGCACGCTGTTCATCGGGAGCGACGGGGGAACATCATTGATCTGATTTTCGTTTCCCGGCTGACTAGTGTCTGTCCACGAGCGCCCGGTCGAATCGCTCTCCCCGAAGTAATACTCGCTGGGATAGAACGGCGTTCGCTTCCAGTAGTAGCGGCAATCGACCGCCTCCACTAGATACACGCCCGCCATGCCCGGGCGCACGAAGATCGGCTTCGGCGGCAGCGGAAACAGCCAAATCTCCTGATATCCAAGTTCGCGGTCGGTTCGCCAACGGAACGGGATGCTGTAGTCGCCGTAGGGTCCGAAGCGGTTCTTGTAGATGAAGTCCAGTTGCGACTGCGCCACGACGCACTTGATCCGCGCCTCGCGGCTCGCGCCCGATGGGATGTCGATGCTGAACAGGTCTTCGATGGGGATGCCCGCGAGCCTCGCGAGGTCGTGCAGTTCCTCGCTCGGCATCAAGCACGGGATGATCCGATCCTGCTCCCACAACGGGGAGTTCGGGTCGTACGGGTCAACCCCGCGGTGAGTCGTACCCGCGAACCATGCTTCGATCATGTCTGGAAGTTCTCCGGGGGGACGGCGTACATGTTGCTCGTGCCTGTGTTCCCGAACACGCTGATCGACTGCTGCTGCGAACTCGTGGTCTGCGTCGGGGTCATCGTGGCAGAGAGGTAGCCGATGGGTGCATTCCAACGCCGGACGATGCCCGCGTATCCGCTCGTGCTGTTGATGAACCCCTGAGCGCCCGTGCCATCGTCGTAGAGGCCGAACTCGCGCTCGTACACGCCCGTGTACAGGCGGTTGCCCTGCGCGTCGAACTTGCCCGCGGACACATTCCAATCCTCGCGGATGAGGAAAGCCTTCGTCGGCATCTGCCGGAACAGTCGGCCCGGAGTCGATCCCGCCTTGCAGATTTCCACACGCTCGCGCACGATTGGAAGCGGCTTCTTCGTCTGGAACAGGAGGTCGCCGCCATCGTTGTACATGGTGCTGAGACGCACCATTCCCGTGGTGAGGGTGCAGTTCGTGATGGAGGTGTTGTACGAGACGATGTTCGCGTACGGATCGCCGTTGATATCCTCGTTCTGCGGCTGATTCTGCTGCGCGGCGTACATGCCCTTGAACTGTTCGTTGATGCCTGAGATGCCCGTCTGGTCATCGAACACGGTGATCGACACCGGACCCCAGATATCCCCGGGATTGGTGACGATGGCGACCGCGGCTTGCGGCATCTCGGCGGTGCCGCCTTGGCAATCCATGCCGTTGATGAGGTTGTTGATGTAGTGCGGCACCATCCGGTACGAGCCGATGACCGGAGGCTCCGATTCACCGATCTGCACCGCGGAGCCGTACGGATCGGGGGCTTCCACCTCCGTGCGGTTGACCTTGAACTTCGCGCCGACCATGAACGCGATGGGCTTGATCGTCGCGTTCGTCGCGGTGGTGTCGCCCGCGTACGCCTGTGCCTCAAGTTCAAACCGGATCGCGTAGCGGGACAGCATGTGCTGCTCGGTGATCGCCATGCGCGTGATGAGGATTCGCGAGAACTGCGCGTTGATGCGCGTCTTGGAGAGCGCGACCGCGGCCTCCACGAGCCTCCGGTTCGGGCCGACCGAACTCGGCCTCCGCTCCTCCCGCATGTCGGCCTCTAGGTCGCAGGTGAACCGCAGGTTCGCCACGCCCGGGTCTTGCGCGGTGCGCTCGTAGGTGAAGTCCATGTCGCCGGACTTCACGCCGTCCGGCAAGGCGTGCGCGTTCTGCTTGTCCACGAACGAATACACGAGCGCGGTGCTGTGCATGTCGTAGGCGAACGCCTGAGACTCCCGCCGCCATCCCGCGCCGGGAACGCCGGGGATGATCGCACGCCGGAACAGGTCCGCTACTGGCTGTCGCAGGTACCAATCGGTCTTGGTCGCCGCCGTGTCCGTCGTGCGGTTGGAGGCCCGCGCAACGCGCAAGATGCCGTTGACCGTGCGGGTAATCATTCCCACCGCGTCGAGCGACATGGCCTGTGTCCAAGTGTGAGCGACAACCGGGAGGTCGCACGCCGCGCCTTGGTCGGCGCTGTTGAAACTCACCTCGTCCTTGAGGTCGAAATGCACGAGCGCGATGTTCGATCCCACGACCTGATTGGCGGTCACATTGATGAACGGCCCGCCGATGTTGCTCCTCTCGCTCGCGAACTCAATGAGGTGGTTCGCGGTGTAGTTCTGCGTCAGCGACATCTCGGCCTTGTGGACGCGGCCCTGCATCCGGCCAAGGTTGAAGCGGATCGAATCCCACTCTCCCTCGGCGGTGTTGAGGAGCGCGGTCCCGGTGATGTGGTAGGCGCTGCCCTTCACGGTCATCCCGTCCTCCGCGAGGACGGGCGAGCATGAATACGACTCCATGTTCACATTGTTCAGCGTGTACACGAGGTCCGCGCCCTGCGGACTCGACCCTGCGAACAGCGCGATGACCAGATCGCTTTTTGCCATGCGTCACCTGCCCCTTGGATACTGTCCCGGTGAAGTTCTGCCGATCTGCTTGTACTGCCGCTGCGTGATCGCCTGTACATCCCCGATGTACCAATCGTTCGCGCCCGCCGTAGTCGCGGGCTTGGTGTTCGCGCCGATGATGCCAAGGTGCTTGAGGATCTGCACAAGGAAGTCGCGGATCATGCTGAACGGGCCGAAGCCGCTCTTGAACCCGATGAGCGAGTCGAGGAACGCGGTGGCCGGGACGAGGAGAACGCGGGCGATGACCTCTGAGATGTCAACGCCGATGGCTTGCATGAAGCGCGTGACCGCGGATACCGCGTCGGCAACGATCCCGACGAGACGGGCGAACGGGTATGCGAGCCGCATTGCGGCGGCGACGAGGGTGTGCCATGCCTCGGCTCCAAGCGCGTACGCCTTGTTCAACTGCAACTGCACCTCAAAGGTCGCGTCTGCCGCCGCCGTGGCCGCGGTCTGCGCCCTCGCGTACAGCCGACCGTTCTCAGCGGCCTCCCGCAGATTGCGCTGCAACTGCCGGACACGCTCCACGACCTGCGCGGACACGACCGCCATGCTGAACCGCCCGACCTCCGCGATGCGCTGCGCCGTGCGCTCGGCTGCGTTCTGTAGCGCCTTGAACCCGGCGTACAGGCCCGCGCCCGCAAGGACGAGCGAGCCGACCACGGGGACGAGCGCAGCGCCCGCCGCGCCAAGCCCCGCGAGAGCCGTCGCCGTAGCGCCGCCGCCCTGTAGGAGTCCGGCAAAGCCCGCCACGGTCGGCCCGGTGACGAACGACCGGATCTCCCCGGCGATGTTCGTAAGCCCTAGGAGACGATCCAAGCGCGTCGGAGAGGGTGTCGCCGGGGGCGGGGGAACCGGACGCGGCCCGCCACCCGGCTGACCGCCGCCGCCGCCGGGGCCGGGGCCGACACCGCCGCCTCCGCCCATGCCGCGGAACTCGCGGATGTTGATGTCGATGGCTCCTAGGTTCTCCATTACGACTTGACCTCCCAGACCATCTCGTACCCGAAGTCGTAGGTGTCCTTCAGCGTCAGCCACCCGTCGAGTTCAGCGACCGCCTCGACCGTGCCGCCGTTGCGGAACAGGAGCGGGATCACCATGCCGGGATAGGTGCGCTGCACGAGGTATTCGCGGAGCGTGTCAACGAACTGCTGAATGCCCATCTCCCCGGCGATGCGCTGCGTGCCGCGCTGCACCGGGTCCATCAGCCCACGCCACCACACCACGACCTCGACCTGCGTGCGGATCAGACCCACGCCGCTGTTCGGGTGGACCGCCGTATCCGGGCCGGGGACGATCTGAATGGCGTACTGGCCGACCACCTCGTCAATCGGGGCCTCGGAGATGTACACGACATCGCCGTAGCCGCGCTCCGTCATCCAGTACGCAAGATCGTCGCGCATCTCCGTGAGGATCGCCGCCGGACTGCTCATTGGTTCATCCCCTGCGCCAACTGCGCCTGTACCTCAATGCGTGTGGCGAGACGGGGGTTCTCCGTCACGGCGTAGACCGCGCCCGCGAGGCTCTTGCCGTCGCCAAGCGCCATCGCCACGGCACGGGCGACGATCAGCGACTCGGCGGCTTCGATGGCGGGGATGTTGGCGAACAGGCCCATAGCCGTCTCCGGGTCGAACTCACATGGCAACCGCCCGTAGATGCTTGCGAAGCGGGCGGTTGCCTTCAGCCGTTTCCCGCGTTGGTCACTCGCTGCGACATACGCGCCCACGCTGCGATCAGATGCGCGTCGGACGCGGCGGCTGCGACCTCGGGGGTGCGGCTCGCCTTGCGGATCGCCGCCACGATCTCCTCGGACTTCGGCTCCGTGTCTGGAGACATGCCCGCGTGGATCGTGGCGATGACCTCCATGTACTGCACGATCAACTGGCCCGCCGGGATCGTCACGGCGAACAGCATCGGGTCGTTGTCTGCGTTGAGTTCGATCATGGCGTGAAGGTCGCCTCGTAGTCGTAGATGTTCGTGGACTCGTCCTTCTGGATCGCCTTGAAGTTCAAGGCGAGGACGCGCTCGCGGTTGCCCCATTGCGAGTCCGCGACTCCATCGGACACGAGGTACGCGCAGTTGAATGTGTATCGCCCCGCACCGCTCACGCTCTGGATGCGGAGTTTCACGAAGCCGTATCCCGTCGTGGCGACGAGGAGCCGACCGATCGTGGTCCGGCCCTGCGTGTTTCCCTGCGCGACCCCTCTCCGCTGATGCGTGAGCAGTTCCTCAAGGAAGTCCTGATCCCACTTCACGAGCGCGAGCGAGATGCGTGCGGAGGTTCCCGTAAGGACGATCTGCTCAGGCTCCGCGCCGGACAGGACCGTGCGGACCTCGTGCATGTTGTCGGTGAACGAGACGGACGGGAGGTTGTCGTTGTCGCTGTAGCCCAGTAGATCCCACGCGCTGCCGTTGTTCACGGAGGTGTAGATGACCGATGGGCCGGGGATTTGGAGTGTGGTCGCCATGTCAGTTGCCCTTCAGAATCGAACGGAGGCCAAGGTAAATCGACTTTCCTAGCGTCCGCATGTCATCCCGCGTCGGAAGGATAAACGGTCGGGCGGGTACAGTCACGCCCTTCCACCGCATAATGAAATCCTTGCCGCGCTTCAGCCCCTCGGCGTTCGGATTGTTGCCCGTTCCGTGGCCGCGCTTGCCCTTGAGGGTGAGCGGGATGTAGTTCGGTCCCTTGGTCTTGAACCCGCGGTCTTGGTACAGGCCGTACTTGCGGCCCTTCATCGTGAGGACGATCTTGCTGCCCGTAAACCTGCCTGTCGCGGACAGGCTTCCGGCGAGTTTCCCGGTGTCGCGGAGCGGCTGACCGCCCGCACGGTAGGAGACATGTTCGATCCGGTAGAAGGTCCGCAGCCTCGGCTTCCCGTTGACGATGACCGTGCGGCGTTGCGAAAACAAGAACTTCCCGTCCTTGGGCTTCCGGTTCACCCAAGTGCGCCCCGCCACCCGCTTGAGCGGCAGGTGCGGCTCCGGGTTGCCTCCGGGTCCGCGCCCTTCGTTCGCCTGTATGTGGTTCTCCATCCACTCGCCCGCGACCGCGGCGATGCCGTTGACAACCGCCCGGTTGCGCAGCGCCCTGCGCACCTTGTCGAGCCACTTGCTCACGGGTAGACCGTTCCCCGGCGCGGCGGGAAGAACGGGCTGTTGCTCGCGTCGGAGTACCAGTTGAGGTTCGCCACGGGTACGGCGACCACGCTCGGCTTGCCCGCCTCGACATTGCTTGCGACGCTGCCGAACAGCATCTTGCCGTCCCGCAGCCCCTCAAGGTACGAGTAGGTCTGCTTGATCCGCTGTTCGATGGCCGGGGTCAGTTTCGACCCTCGGCGCTGAAACAGGAACTCCGTGGCGAGGTCAACCACGAGGCCCACGAGGAGCGGATCATGCGCCGCGGCGAGCGCGGTGATTTCGTCCTCGCTGTAGATGTCACCCACCCGGATGTACGCACGCACGACAGCCGTCCCGCGCTCTAGCGCGGCATCGGTCACGGCGTTTGGACCCGGCATCGGGGTGCCGCCGTCCGCGCACAACTGCGCGATGATCGTCCCATCCAGAGCGTGTTCGATGTCCGCGTAGGTGGCGTATGCCGTCATCGTGCGCTCCTAGACTCGCAGGGGGAGGAGCGCGAACGCCCCTCCCCCCAAGCGAGAAGATGGTTTAGATCACGCTCGTGATGCTGTAGCCCGCGACCGGGGCCACGATCTGAGACACGCTGTTGTCGATGACGCGGCCTTCGATCCGGCGGTTCATCGGATCGTTGAACTGCTCGACGGTCATGTCCTCGTAGGCGAAAATCTGGAGGGTGCTGAACGAGTTCGCGCCCTCCGTTCCGACGAGGCCACCCGGACGCGACACGAAGTACGCGCCGTCGCCAAGGACATACGAGAAGGCATCGGTCGCGCCCTTCTTGCTCGTCGCCTTGACGGAATCATCGACCACGACATCCGCGAGTCCGAACAGGGTCGGCGGGAGTCCCCAACGCGAGAAGGTGTCCGAACCCTGAAGGAACGAAACCGACTGCGCCATGAACTTCACATACTCGCGGACCTCACGCGACTGCGCCACGACCTGCGCAATCTTCGGGGAGATGACCATGATGAGTTGGTTCGGGCTGACAGCGCCGCCGCTGCTGTAGCCGACCAACTGCATGACCTGCTGAATGGTCTTCTGGATGTAGTTGTTGTCCGGGGTCGCTCCGCTCCACAGACCACCGACCGCCGACCAACCCTGCGCGGTGGTGTTCGGAGTGGCGACATAGTTGTTGCCCCAGTTCGCAGTCGTGGCGAGCGCGGTAGCGGCCTCCATGCTGCGACGGGTCATAGCCAACTGCGCCTTGGAGCGGGCGTGCTGCGCGACCGTATCCCACGCCGCCTGATTCGCGGACTCCTGCGGGATGTAGAACGGGAAGGCGTAACGCTTCGTCGTGTACTGGATGAAGTCGAACGAGTTCTGCTTGCCCGTTGGACGGTCGTTTCCAAGCGGCCACAGGAACTCCTTCTGGTCGGTCACGCGAACATTGTCGGTGACATCCTGACGGAGGTAGTAGCCCGACATCTTGGTGACGGGAACGAGGGTGGCGTAGCGCGTGATCGGGAAGGTGTTCACGCTGCGCGTGAACTCGACCTGCAACGCGCCGGATGCGAGGTCGTTCGTGGACGGGATGTAGGGCGAGTTGCCTCCACCCACAACGGTGTATGCCATGTCTGTGCTGCCTTTCTAGCGAGGTTGGGGTGAAGGATCAGGTGAACGCGGGGCCGCGCTGACCGAACCGGAAGGCGCGGATGATTTCGTTCGCCGCGCCCGCCTCAAGCGCGATGTAGTTGCTGACTGCGGTCGCTCCCGCGGCCACGACGGCCTTTCCGTCGCCGCCCGCCTCGGGCATGAGGTAGTTGCCCGCCGACACGCCGCCCGTTCCGACCATCACCTGCACGGTGTTGGACGGCTGAAGGGTGATCGTGGTGCCGCTGATCGCGTGTTCCGACTTGTCAAACTGGTAGACGGAGCCATCGGAAACGCCGACAGCGACATTGGTGATGGCGGTCGCGGGACCGCCCGTGAACGCGCCCGTGAGAGTGACGAAGCGGAACGGAAGCACGCTCGCGCTCGCCTGAAGGTTGGGGGTGAAGCCCATGTCTGACATTGGATTCCTGCCTTTCGTTTACCGCTTGATGCGGGAGTGGATTGCCTTTGCGAACTCCTCGGGCTTGCCCGCGAACTGCTTCACGAGGTCGGCCACTTCGGAGCGGTCGATGTCTGACTTGCCGGGGAGGGATGCGCGGCCCATGTCGATCCGCACGCCCATCGGGTCGCGGGCGAACAGGTCGCGCCAAGTGTCGATGAGGTCGGTCGGATCGTTGCTCGCGGCGAGTTCCGCGATGAGCCGGGGGCGGCGTGCCGCGGGGATGCGGTAGCCGTCCGACTCCATCGCGTCGAGTTCGCGGCTGAACTTCTCGGCCTGAAGTTCGGCCTTCATCTCCGCGACCTCTCGGGCCATGCGTGCGTTCTCGCGGCGAAGCGCGAACACATCGGCGCGGCCCGGACGCGAAGCCGGGAACACCGCGTCCTCCTCGTCCTCCTCGACTTCGATTTCGTCGGGAGCGCCCTCGTGCGAGTCGATGTCGATGTGGACCTCCGCGCCGTCCTCATCGTCCTCCGCGAACTGCTGCACGAGCATGTCGTCCGCGGCCATCTCCTCCTTGTCTCCCTCGCGCTCGGCGTACTGCGCCTTGAGCGCAGCCATCTCGGCCTTGAGCGAGGCGAGTTCCTTACGGAGTTCTTCGTCTGCTGCCATGTTGGTGTCCTTCGTACCGGGAACGAAAGTCGAAAGACCGCCGCCGACCGTTCCCATGTCGAAGCGGATGTTCCTGCTGAAGACGATTCGCTCGCCCTTGCGAGTGAAGTGAGTGTCGGGGAGCGGTCGGCGCGGAGTCTCGCGGCCAAGCAGCGCGACTTCCGACAGGTGGTTCTGCTCCTGCCAGATTTCCGCGCTGCGCCGCGGAAAGGCGTTCGTGGCGAGGAGCCTGTCGAACACGCCGCGCTCCACCTCGCAGTCGCCCACGATGTAGCCAACGCCGCCGCGCTCCTGATAGCCGATCTTGGTGAAGCGCCCCACGCTCGACTTCGGCTCGTTGCCGTCCTTCTCGTGCATGACCACGAGCCGGGGGAACGAACCCTTGTTCATGTAGCGGGCGGTTGACTCCACGATGTCGCGCACGCGGTCATTGTCGAACTTGCGCAGTTCCTCGTCGTGGTCGCCGTCGATGTCCGGGTCGTACGCGCAGAACACCTCAAGGTCGTGGATCACTACCTTGTCGCCGTTGTCCGTGATTCGGTGGGATGGGTTCGTCATCAGATGCCCGTGTACACATTGCTGAAGGTGTCGAGCGTGGCGTTCGCGTCTGAGGTGTTCACCACGGTCACGGTGAAGGTGGATGGGTAGCCGCTGTTCCCGAACGCCACATACCAGTTGTTCTGCACGGTGAATGTGCCGTTCGTCACAATGCCCGTCATGCCAAGCGCGATTGGATCATCGGGCGTTGACATATCGCCTCCACCGATGCCAAGCGCATCGGTCGGACCCGCCATGTAGAACATGCCGCCGCCCGTGTAGGTCAGTCGCAGGGTGATCGTCTGGTTGATGCCGGACACCTGCCGCTGCGTGTAGATGTACTCTCCGAATACCTCGTTGTATCCGACATTCCCCCAGTTCACCGCGTTCGGAGTCACATCTGCAATCGGCCCGCCTCCATCCGAAATGGTCGGCACCAACTTCGCGACCGTGTACGGACGCGACTTCATCTTGGCGATGCGCGAGCGGGCGGGAATCATACGGTCGCCCAGAACACTCCGCAGAACTGCGCAGTCGTTGCGTTACTCATTGCGACAGTCACAATCTGCGACCCAAGTGGATCGACCGTGACCTGCGCGGGAGTCTGGAGGCCCACGCCGGGGCTGAATGTCACGGGTGTCGGCGTGATGGAGGCAGTAGCGGTGATCGTCGCGAACGGATAGATGTCCGCACCATCGACTGTAACACCAAATGGGTTTGTCGGGTAGGCGAGCGATGCGTCGAGCAAAAGCCTCGGGAACCAGATCAATCCTCCACCTGACTGAAGGTACGAGGTCCAACCCCATACACGGATCAGATTGGTTGAAGCGTTGCTTGTTGACTGCCACGGAATGATCGTCAGCAGCGATGGATTCGGAACGAACTCGGTTGCGACCGAACCCGTCGCGTCATAGATCACTCCAACGGTCGGCTTCGTCGCAGTCGGCGTGCGCTGCGTGAAAGTGATCTGCGAGGTAAGGTTGAGCCTCGTGTATCCGCGTGTTGGAGTTGCAAGCCGTGCTTCAGCCATGCGTTGATCGTATCAGCCGGAAATGAAGCCGCTATCCGGCACAAGCCCTTTGTCAATCATTCTCTGCCGCGCACCGTTGTGGCGCTTGATCGCCTCGTAGTCCGGTTGCCCGTCATCGTCGCACCATCCGTTCGTCACCGCGGTGGCGATGGAGACGGGCGACCACGAGCAACGGCAGTTGAACCCAAGCGGAGTCGGGATTCCCCACCCGTCGATCTGCGCGACCGTGGCGATGAATCCATCCATCGCCTTGTGCGTCTCCCGGGTGCGTCGGTCCTTCGTCGCGTTGAACCGCATGAGCGGGACGAACCGCTGCACGGTCGGGTCGCGGACGATGTCCAAGCGTCCCTGCGACTGCGCCCGGTTGATGTTCGTCCGGTAGACCGTCTCAAGGCGGGCCGCGGTCAGGTCGGTTCCGGTGTCAAGCGTGGCTTGCTCCACGAAGTCCCCGACCCCAAGTTCCTCCAGACGCTTCCCGGCAACGCTCCGCGTGACCTCTCCGCGGACGGCTTGCGCCACGAGGTCGCGGGTGGCCTCGACCTGCTCCTGCGACATCCCGGTGACGAAAAACGCGCCCTGCGCTACGGCCTGTACCGCCGGGGTGCGCCGCTTCCGAACCTCCTCGGGCAGTCGCTCGTCCTGCGGCGGGGGCGCGTCTGCCTGTCCCCGGACCACGGCGGCGAGCCGGGGGCTGCGCTCTAGGATGCGGTCGAGCGCGTCCGCGGCCTCCGTGTCGCGGAGTTCGCCCGCCGCCTCAAAGGCGTGGGCGATCAGCGCCTCCCATCGGTCCCGGGTCATGGGGAGGAGTCCCCGGAACCGCTTGATGACCTCCCGGGCGGGGCCGGGTTGGAAGCGCAGCGTCACCGCGTCGATGTCGCCGCGGTCGAACTGCGTGGGGAACACCTGCAAGGCGGCGGGCTTGACCTTGGCCGTGTCGAGGGTCACGAGAGCGCCGGATACCCACGCCGCGATGAGCATGGCCGCGGTGTCGGCCTCCCACTCGTCCCACGCCTCGGTGGGGTTGTCGCCCCGTATCTGCGCGGCGATGGCATCCCGGTACGCCTGTTGGCTGTGCTTGTAGAGCGCCGGGAACGATGCCGGATCGACCGGGGGCTTCACGCAAGCGACCTGCGCCGGAACTGCGCGGGTGCGCCGGGTTCGGGCGCGACCCCCTCCGCGGGCTGCGAACCGCCGGACAGGAGGTTGGCGAGCGCATCGGATGCGCCACCGGGCTGCACCGCGCCTAGCACGCGCTCGCCCTCGGCGGGCTGCGACAGGCCAAGCAGGTCGCGGACCTCGGCCTCGGACACCGTGCCGCCCAACTGCACGAACTGAGCGATGGCCTCAAGGCGCTGCTTCGGGTCGGGCCGCTCGGGCGCGAACTGGAAGCGGAGTTTCCCGATCACCTCGGCCTTCGCGCCAAGCATGAGCGCGATGACCCGGACGAAATCGTTCGTGAGGCTGTCCGCGAGCGCGTCCGCGTGGTAGCGGATGATGCGGGAGAGGGTGTCGGCGTGCAGGTTCGCCACGCCGCTGCCTAGCCCGGTCGCCGCCGCCTCGGAGGAGAGGTTCTGCCCAAGGATCGCCTCCTTGATCTTGCCGCTGAACCAGTTCACCAACTCCATGAACACCTGTGCGCGGCCCGCGTTCGGCTCCTTGATGTCGATGTCGTAGATTTTCTCCGTCCCCGATTGCGGGAGAAGCACGGAGTTGTCGTTCGTGAGGTTCGACAGGACATTCTCCATCATGGCGCGGCCCGCGTCCTGCCCAAGCGGGTAGAAGCCCACGCGGATGCCCATTGCGTACCGCTCCGCGTAGGTGATCGCGTCCTGCAAAATCTCCTGCTTCGCCAACCACATGAACCAACAGACATCCCGCGCACCCACGCCGCGGTACATGCTCTCGGTGCTGTTCGGGTCGTTGAAGTCGGGGGCGTTCACGAACACGCGGTGCAGGATGATCGCCTTGCGCTCGGTGTCGGTGAAGATGTGGACGCGGGCATCGAAGCCGATGTTCTGCGCACTCGGCCCGTCCGCGCCGTAGGCCGCGCCCACGCGCATCGCGAGGTTGCCCCTCTGGTCGTACGCGAGCGTGTCGGGGTGGAACGGATACCACTCCTTCACGGACACGCCAAGCAGCGGGTCTTTCTGGTAGACGAGGTTGCACGCCGCGTTGCCGTACCAGACGGCTTCGTGCATCGCCCGCACGAAGTCGGAGCGCCGTGGCATCGCGTCGAAGATCGCCGCGATGCGCTTGGCGTATTCATTCGCCTCCTCGTCCTCCTCGTCGGTCGCCGTCACCGCCCACTCAAGGGATGCGAGCGTGACCTGTAGCGAGCGCAGGACACCTTCGATGTCCGCGTCTGCCCGCATCATCTGCTGATACTGCGGGTTCAGCCGATACGCGAGCGAGGAGTTCCGCAGCAACTTGTCCGCGGTGGTGAAGAACGCACGCTGCACCTCGACCGGGGTGGCGAGCGGTTCCGACATGCCGCGCTCCACGGGAGCCTTCAGCGGCTTCCGCGGGCGCTTGTCGGGGGTCAATCCGTTCGCCATCGGGTTCGTGTCGGGTGCGTCTGGCATTCAGCCCTCACAGGATCGCGTTGAGTTGACGGACGATGCGCTTCGCGTCCTCGCCGTGGAAATGCTCCACGCCGTAGTCTGTTGTCACGGTCACGGTGTCACCGAAGAGCGACACGCGCACGATGCGATTGTACGGAATCCAGACCTGTTCGCTGACCTGTAGGCAAGCGTTCATCGGAGCGCCATCCTCTTCGCGTCATGCGCAACGGCGATGCGCTGCGCGAGGGTGAGGCCGTTGGACTTCGCGCCGGGGCGGGAATGATGACCGACACGCGATAAGGACGCCGCAGCGGAATCAGAAGTCGAAGCAACCCGCTCAGCGGCTTCGAGAACACGATCACCAGCACCGCTCATCGCCTCAATGTCATTGCTTTCGTAAGCATGACGGAGCATTCTGAGTTTGACATCGAGGTTCTTGAGTGCGCTCTCAAGCGACGCAGGGAGAGGATGCGCGAACTTCGCCTTCGCGCCGGGGCGGGAGAACTTTGCTCGGTACGCTTCAATCGCGCTCTTCTTCATCTCCTGAGACTCCATTCTTGTGATCGCTCCTCCCGAAGCCGCTTCGTCAAGCGAGTACATGAGAGAAGAGAGATGGGTTCTTGCGACAGACCTCACGAAATCGCCGTCGCCGGGGTCCATCCTCGAAATCCTTTCCTTGAAGTAATCCGTCATCTTCTTCGCCTCAACCGCATCGCTGATGCTCCATGCGAACCTCGCCTTCGCGCCAGCGCGTGATGCCTTGAACTGCTGCGCGTATCTGTTGCTGCTCTTCATCGTGCTTCCTTCCGCGATGCGCGGGATTTGGTTGCCTGACACTCATGCCCCACCTCCTCGGCGAGTTCGAACAGGTCGTCGTCGCCAACGGACTTCGCGTACTTCATCGCCTCCTCCGCGACCTTCATCATCCTGCCGCAGTTCGCGACGGTGACGGGCTTCATGAGGATCGCGGCGTACTCGTCGGACTTCTCGAACTTCGCCTTCGCGCCGGGACGGGAGAACGAAAGCCGCACACGGTGCGCGTCATAGATTTCACGCTCGCATTGATGCAGGAGCGATGAGTTCCGTGTTCGAACCGCCTCATTCATTCGACTGATCGCTTCCGTTACGAACTTCATTGCTTTCGCGATCTCTCGCTGCTTTTCCTCGCACTTGCCTAGAAGTTCCATTCCTTCGTTGATCCGATCCGCCGCACGCTGCTTGTAATCATATTTCCAATGTGCATCGAACTTCGCCTTCGCGCCGGGGCGGGACCAATCCTGCGGGTTCTTTTTCATATCGTCTGCATCCCTCCACGCCTCATCACGCAACTGCTTCGCGAAGCCGAGAAGGTCATGAGAGGCCTCCTTCAAGTCCTCATGATTCTTCTGCTTGAATGCTCTCGCGATCTCATTCAGCAACTGCTTGATGTAATCCGACTTCCTGATGTAACCGTCAGGCAGGATTGCGAAACTCGCCTTCGCGCCGGGGCGGGAGAACCCCGCGATCTGCGACTCGCTGTAGCCGAGCGACTTCGCCACGCGCACATACCGCTCCCACTCCTCTCGGGTGTGGTCGATGTCAGCGATCTTCGCAGCCAACTTGCGGAGATTCGACTTCGCGAGATCGCGCTGATCGTGAGACTGCGATTCGATCTGCGAGAGCATTTCTCCGACCTGTCCGAACTTCGCCGCGCTCCCGGGACGCTGAGTAGCCACCTTGTAGCGACCGCTCATGGGAGCATTCTCCTTCAACCACTTTTTCGCCTCGCTGTAGGTCATTTGTCCTGGAACGAAGACAATCGATTCGTTCGGAGCGATGAAGGCCCAAGATCCTCGACCTTTAGGCCTACGGCGATGAACCCACTCGTAGGTATCTTCGCTTCGCTTGTCAACATCTACCTGATTATTCGCGGCCTTCGCCTTCGCGCCGGGGCGGGACATGAACGCCTTGATGTGGTTGTCGATGTTTTCGACTGCGTACCTCATGCCCGATACGATCCGGCGAGCCTCATCCTTGTTCCCGGAGGAAAGCGCTGCGATCAAATCCTTTGCGACTAAACGCAAGTGCTGAGCCTTCTTTACTGCGGTAGCGATGAATGGGTTGCTACTGAACTTCTCCGCGCTATTGGGTCGTGAATACGCCCAACTCTGTCGAGAGATTTGATGCGCGGTTGCCTTGATCTCGTGTACATCCTGAGCGGTCTTCGCCCAGACTCCACCGAGAGACTTGTCGGGAGATTCCCTGTACAGAACGGCTAGCACCTTGTCGCAAAGTGCGACGATGTGATTCATGTGTTCCGAGAGTTTCTGGAACTTCGCCTTCGCGCCGGGGCGGTTGTTGTCGCTCTTCATGGATTCGCTCTTTCCGTCGATCTGCTCGACCTTTCGCTTCGCCCATGACTTGCCCGCGTCACCGCCCCACAGCATCCACGCGATGTACCCGGCATCGTCCTCCCCACCCGCCTGATTTCCCTCATGGCGGGAGAAGAACGAGTGCATCCGCTTCACCGTTTCGGGTGACAGGTTGGCGCGGTTCTTGATGTCGCGTGCGCGGGCGACTCCAACGGCGGTGCCGCCCTTGCCGTGCTTCTCGCGCAGTTCAAGCCCGCGGGCTGCGTTCGCCGCCATCTCCGCGGTGGGCTTCAAGTCGATGTCGGCCATGCCCTCATCGTATCAGGCGAAGAACGCCTTACGAGGGGCTTTCGCCCCGAACAGTCTACCTATCGCGTCGGGCTTCTCAAAGCGTTTGACATCCCGATCCGACTTCGTGAGGGAGCCGCGTACCGCCTCCATGCAGAGGTCGACCACGACATCGACCGTATCGTCGTGCGATCCCGCCGGGAAGGACATCATCTCGTCCATGACGGGCTGGAAGGACGGGACGAGCGATCCGTCTTTGTCAATCGGGAACATCAACTTGCCGGACTGCACGAACGGCTGCGCGCCCGCGGCCCTCATGTGCTTGTCGCTCGTCCGCTCGACGGAGAGCATGGGCTGCTTCGTGATCTCCCCGAACTGGTCGAAGATTCCCTTCTGCGGCCCGTTCGCCTCGGCGAGCACGACCGACACGCCGCGGCGGTCTAGGAGTTCAGCCGCCATGCGTGCGAACACGGGGAACGGCTCCCGTACCCTGATGATCTCGGTGAGGTACAGCCTCCGCTCGCTGTCGACTTCCCCGACGATGCACACGGAGTAGTCGGGGTCGTCGCGCTCCTGCTCCCTGCGCCCGTATCCCCAATCCAGCGCTGCGATGGTCCTCGTGATCGCGGGCTTTGACTCCCTGCGGTAGTGTCCGATCCACTCGGGCCGGAACACAAGGAGGTCGGAGGAGAGCGGGACGAGTTCGTAGGCGCGGGCGTATGCCATCGCTCCCATCTCATCCCTTCGTGCGCGAAGGATGTCCGCTGTGAACGCTTCCGGCCATGGCGACTCGTCTCCGATGCACGGCGTGCGCAGGAGCGTTCCCTCGGCGTCGTGCAGCCTCCTCCAGTCGGCCGTGATGTCGTCAGTATGGAACGGAGTCGCAGACCGCCATACGCGGGAGGGATGCGATGCCGCCGGGTCGAGCATGGGCATCCAGATGTTCGACACGGCTTCCTTCACCTGAGCGCGGAGCGCTGGCTGAAGGACCGAGTTGCGCAGGTCGCAGATGTCGTCGAACCAGATCACGTCGGCGCGGCCGCCCGTACGCCCGAACACTCCCGAACCTTGAACGGACGGGTCCCTGCGTTCCGGCATTCCCGGAACCGTGATCGACCATGCCGTCGTCCTGTCGTCTCCAGACTTGAGTTCGACCTCCGGGAAGGTCGCACGGTATGCGGGGGATCGGATGATCTCCCGGAGGAACCTCGTCGTGCTCGTCGCCGCCTCGTCGTTCTGCGAGACGATCTTGAACCTCGTATCGGGCCTGACTCCGAGCCACCATGCGGTCAGGTACGAGAGAGTGCTCGTCTTTCCGTGTCCACGAGGCAGTTCGGCGTACCAAGATAGGTTCGCCAAGGCGTGTCCGATGAGCTCTTCCTGCAGTGCGCTGACGGTCTTGCCTAGGCAGAAGGAGATGAACACGGACGGGTCCTGTCTGGCCGCGTCGATGATCCTGTCCGGGGTCACTTCTTCCTCTTCTTCTTCTTCCCATCCTCTTCCTTCGGCTTGTCCTGCCCGTCCGTCTCCATCCTTCTCGCGATGATCCTCGCGGCGGCAGACAACTGCGCGTCGCTGATGCTCTGCATTGTCTCCACGCGGTCGGTCGCCTTGCCGGAATCCAGCCTTTCGATCTTGTCGGCATGGACGAGCGCGGCGATGTTGTCCCTGTTCATGGAGACGAGGACCTCGGCGGCCCGGAGTTTCTCCCGGTCGTTCCTCGCTCCGACGAGCAATGCGGTCACATGCTTCGGCAACTGCTCAAGAAGGACATCGGGGATGTCCCATCGCCCGTGGATCGCCCTTCGGATGAGTCGCAGTCCTGCGCGCTCGTGTCCTTCCTCGACAAGTTGCCTAGGGTCCGACATTCATTTGCTCCTTGAAGATGGGTCCCTTGCCTCCGGAGGCTCGTCCGTCACTCCATGCTGCTCGGCGAACTCCCTGAGCGACCCGGACTTGATCCTGCGCTGCGCCGTGAGCCTGAGCCCGTATTCGTTCGGCTTGATGGAGTTCAGGTCGATCCCATCCTTCAACTTCAACGGAGTGTCGAACTTCCTCCACGAGTCGCTGACGACATGCTGAGGCCTCTTGAACCGCCTGTCGACTCCGACGACATGCGGCCACACTCTTTCCAGGCTCCTCGCCATCTTGAGCCTTCCGTCGCCCTTGTACAACTGGTCCGTGTTCCCGCCCTTCATCACCATCGACGCCATCTTCTCTATCAGGAAGGCGTTGAACAGCGCGGTGCATTTTCCCGACGAAAGCACTTGGAGGCACAGGTCGGTGTCCTCGTTGTACCTGCCTCTCCACCTGTGCGGAATGTCGTTCTGGATGAGCAGGCACGAGTACACATGCACATTGAGGAAGAACGGAGGCAACTTCGGATAGCCGAACATGGTGTAGTTCATTCCGCTGATCCACAGGTTCTCGTACCTGTCCGTGAAGTCCTCTATCGCGGCGAACGCGGGGCCGGACTCGCAGGGAATCCTCTTGCCCTTGTAGAACCTCTTCACCTGACGGATGTTGTCGTCCAGTATCCAGTGCCGCTTCGCGCCGATGGAGATGGAATGCTCCCAGCACCAGTTGCGCGCAGGTATGCCTCCAAGCCCGAGGTTGCTGAACGGCAGGACGAGCATGTTCTCCGCTCCGAATGCGGCGGCGTACTGCTCCGACTCCTGCGGCTCCACGACGATCTTGAACGGAACCTTGTCGCGCAGCAGGAACTTCGCCGTCAGGCCGTTGTCATGCCTTCCCTTGCTGATGACATAGACGGGGTAGCGCGGGAGAATCCTGTCATCCATTGCGCGACTCCGAGAACCGGAGGCTCGACGGGTCCTCCCTCTCCCGCTCGGGCCACCAGATCGACCATGTTCCTTGGTTCTTGAACCTCGTGTGTCCGACTCCGATCAACTGCATGAAGTTCCTTCGGTCCTCTTCATCCTCGAACGACACGGTCAGTTTCAGCGGCTCGTCCTGCGCCTCGTATTCGGGCATTCCCACCCATTCCGCGGCCTCGTTGATGTCGTTGATCTCCGACTGCGGGCGGGTCACCATGACGAGGTTGGCGAGCATCATCGGGTTGAATCCCGTTCCGACGAGTTCGTCCATGTCCTTGATGTCCTTGAGGATCTCGCTGAGCATGCGGTCGTCTATCTCCGCAAGCCTTCCGACCTCGTTGTCTCCTGTGAGGATCTTCAGCGCCTTTGGATCGTCATGGGCGATGTCGATGACGACGGCCGGAATCTCCGACAGCCCCATCCGCTTCGCGGCTTGAACGATCCCGTGTCCCGCGAGGATCGTCCCGTCCCTCGCGACGACGACCGGCCTGTAGAACCCGTGCTCCTCGATCGACCTCACGAGGTGGTCGATCTGATCCTCCGGGTGGCTGCGGTAGTTCCTCGGATGCGGCTTCAGTTCCGAGATGTCGTAGTTGATCGTCTCGTGCTCCATCGTCTGCTCCATCCTCAATGCGGCTTCTTCGCCGGGTGCGTTCCGGTCGTTCCGATTCTTCCCTCGCATGAATGACCTTCGTTGCCGGACGGGTCAAGACCGTCCCCTGACCCCATCTTCGGCGCGGCTTGCCCGGGAGTCAAGACTGCGCTCCCATGGGCTTGCGCACAGGCGTCATCGTGATCTCAAGCCCTGCGAGTCGCGCCATCGCGATGGCTGTCCGAAGCGACGGCGTTCTCTCGCCTGTCGATGTTCCTTGGTCCGCGAGCAGGCATTCGCCCGTATGGACGCTGCACACCTTCCGATCCTCGCATTCTCGGATGAAGGCGTAGCGGCTCATTGCGTTCTGGCGCAAGTGGTCCTGCATTGCCTTCTTCCACTCCAGCGGGCTTGAGAGTGCGTATGGCTCCTGCTCGGTCGTAGCGTTCATCACCGCATGATATGTCCGCGAGGGTGTTCGATCAACTCGCGACCGCTCGCGCCGGGCTTTGGAGGGCCCGGCTTCGCGGATCGGGGTCGTCGTGCCGTCCCTCGCTCGCTTGACTCTGATTCAGCGTTTGGTGGGAATGCGGGAACACCATGACCCCGCGGATGCGGGGTGCGAGGGCTTCAGCAGTCCGGAGCCGAACGCTGGGTTTCCCAAGGCGCAACTTCCACCATTTCGACGGGCCATCCGCTTCCGTTGCGCAGGAGCGAGCCACCGGAATCCATGGCGGCTGCGCCGGGTAGGGTCAACTCCGGCGTCTTGAGCGGCCATAGGCCGCACCCTTCGACGCACGGACGGAGCGTGTGCGTTTCCGCTGCAGCGTGGCGTCTGACGCCCTGTTATCCCCGCGGTACGCTGCCACCGCCCGATTGACCCTGCACGAATGCAGGGGTACTCATCCTACACATCTCGGTCGGGCTTGTACATTGGAATCTGGATGGACGGACGAGAATCGTCTTTCCCGGCTATTCCGAAACAACCGAATCTGAGATGCCCCTCTTGAGTCGAGCGCCCCTATCAGTCTCCAGACGATCTAGCGATTTGCTGACATAAACCCTTGTAGATCATCTATTTGAGGTTTTTGGCGATTTATCGTCAAATGTGTTTACACCCTCGTCGGCACAGGTTACATTGTGTACATGGAGCATGTCGCTCCTCCGATCCGACCGGAAGTCGGAATGAACGAGGATGAACAATGATCGCTCATGAGATGACATATGGAGTGGAGATCGAATGCGGCATCGACCGCAATGTCAACCTTCGGGTCGGTGGCTACCACGCCGGTACCTCCTGCACGGCCCTCCCGTCCTTCGAAGGGAGGTACTGGAACGCACAGTCGGACTCCTCCCTCCACTTCTCGGAGCGACGCGCCGTGGAGTTCGTCAGCCCGATCCTCAAGGGAGCCGAAGGACTCGACAACATCCGGGCCGTCTGTGCGCAGATCAAGTCTTGGGGCGGGGTCACCAACAACTCCTGCGGACTTCATGTCCATGTCGGAGTCCCCGCGAACCTCTCGGTGCAGCAGATCCGATGCCTGTATCAACTCGTCGGTCGGTTCGAGAACGCCCTGTATTCGTGCACGGGTACCCCGGAGCGCCGCTTGGGCCGCTACTGCCAGCCGATCAAGACCGATGCGAACAAGCGCATCGACTGGAACCGCCACCGCTGCAAGGAGGACCTCCGCTACAGCGAGCATACCCGCGAGATGCAGGACAGGTACCGCATCCTCAACGTGACTCCCTTCCTGTGCGGCCGTCAGAACACCGTCGAGTTCCGCGTGTTCAGCGGCTCGCTGAACCCCGCCAAGATCGCGGCATGGATTCAGGTCTGCCTCTCCCTCGTGGAGATGGCGCTCGACGGAGTGGACAGCGATTGGGACATCAAGCAGGAGTCGCTCGGCGCGAAGTACGGCCCGACGATGGGCGAGCGCAATGTCTACTACATGTGCAAGTACATGTGGCAGTGGAAGGTGCGGCGCTCGCGCAACTACGGCGAACTGAACCACACCGTCTTCACCCGCAAGGCGGCCACCAAGATCCTCCGTCAACTCGCCGCCCGTCACGATGAGCGGGCGGCTTCTCTCTGAACAGCGAACGAACAAGGAGAACGAACATGTGTGGAATCTACGGTTTCTGGGGCGGATCGCCCTTCAACACGGGTCGGATCAAGACCCTTCACTCCGTCGCGCAGTCGCAGGTCGCCCGCGGGCGGGACGCATTCGGAGTCGCATGGCGCACCGACGACGGATGTCTTGAGGCGTTCAAGCGCGCAGGATGCGTGGCCGACCATCTCGGCGAACTTGAGCGCGCACGCGACGCGACCTGCCTGATCGGACATACCCGCTGGACCACGCACGGCAGCGCGGATCGGAACGACAACAACCATCCGCATGAGTTCATGTACCGCGATCAGAAGTGCTGGCTCGTCCACAACGGAGTGATCTGCAACTACCGCAGCATCGCCTGGATGAACGGACTCGACATGCGCACGGAGTGCGACAGCGAGGTGATCGGACGGTTCATTGAGAATGCGAACGGATCGCTCATCGACCGCGTGCGCGAGTGCGTGGCGGCGGTCGATCCGTCCGCTCCCTTCGCGGTGGCGATTCTGGCTCCCGGAGGACTTCTGCTCGCACGCCGGGGCAATCCGTTGTTCTGGAGCGAGTCGAAGGACCGCAACTGGTTCGCCTCGACCCATCACGCGCTTCCGGGCAAGTCCTACGAGGTGCCGAACAACACGGCGTACTGGATTCCGTTCGGGAAGTCCTCCGTGATCAAGCGCGAACTCGCCGCGCAGCAGCCGTCCTCGGTACGATGGCTTGGAAGCAACCTCTTCGCATAGTCTCCTTGTTCTCCCCTCCCCGGACCTCATGTAGAGGGCTCCCCGGGGAGGGGATTTTTCGAGGAAACTCAAATCCTATTTACACCTGCGAGGAAACAGGTTACAATCCTCATGTCAGGCACGAGGTCTGACCCGATCCGCCCGGAAGGCGGGTGAACAAGGAACAGGTCATGCCGACCTCTACAACTGGAATCATCTCGGCCTACGAACTTGCGGACCCGTCGGAGAGGAATGCGCAGCAGCACTACCTGCTGCAGCGCGAAGAGGCCCGCGGTTCGACTTGGGGTGCGCTCGACGCAACCCACTGCTCGTCGCGCTTTCAGCACTTCTGCGGACTCGCGGATTCGATCCTGCACAGCATCTCGTGCGGCGACGACACCTTCAACTGGGCGGCGGCGGTGGACGAGTACCTCAAGCACGCGGCATGGCAAATGCCGTGCGCAATCCACCTCGCGGCCCTGATCGACCGCGACGCCCGCGCCATCGACGCTCGGATCGGAGCCGGTGACTTCGCGGTGCACGCACTTCACCTCAACGACGAGGTGCGCGGGACGGTCGCCCGCGCCATCGCGAAGATGATGCGCGACCTCGTCGGGGGCGGCATTCCCTTCACCACCACGAACAGCGAGCGCATCGTGCTCTCGTTCAGCCGCGCATGCTACCGCTGCAGCCCCGGCCTCGCGATCCGCTACGACAACCGGGTGTTCAGGATGGGGGGTCGGGCGTACATCAACGAGATGGTGTTCACCGTGCCGACCCGGCCCGACGCTCCCGCCGGGTCGCAGTTCGTCATGGCCCTGACGGGCGACTCGGTCCTGTTCTCCGACGAGGACGGATTCTTCTACGCGGTCAACCCCCTCGGCATCGTCGTGTGCTACCGCCGCGAGGCCGGAATCAACACGCTCGTGTGGTGCCGGCACTTCGGCAACAGCATCCATCCGCTCTGCCGCATGCTCGCGGAAGGAGTGCGTCCGAACGCTATCCGAATCATGCTCGCGTGCCGCGAGTTCGCCGATGCCAACGGCGGGCGTGCCGCCTCGCAGGGCAACCCGTTCTGCACCCGTCCCACCGAGCGCCGGATCGGCCTCACCCGCGAGGCGTTCCGGTACATCTTCCGGCTGTACACGATGAGCGAGATGGCCGCGGAGATGCCCCGGCTCTCCCGCAACTGGAGGACGGCGGTGGAGACGGTCATGCGCGACAACGGCCTGACTCCCCCCTCGCGGCCCGTGCGCCGCACTTGGAACTGGAACCGCATTCCCGCAGAGGTGCTCGCGATCATGGAGCGCGACCTCACCCTGCATCTCGACGAACCGATGGAGACGACGCGATGAACAGCCGCTTTCAATGCCCCGAGTTCACGGACAACCCGATGGACCTGCCCGACGACCTTTCCTCCCACCCCCGGCCCGACATCGAAGGGGGAATCCCCCTTGAGGTGTTCGGACGCGTGGCGCACCTTCACAT